CCTTAACAAATTGATAGCCAGAGTACAATGCTCATTTTGCATGACCTATCAAAACTATATGCGTCTAGCGTATGACTACAATATACCTTTATATATGCGCGTGTGCGCGTAGCAATAATCATGCCAACTATTGAAAGATCAACAATAAACTTCTTTTGATACTAGGGCATAGACCAAAGACAAACACGCTTAGAACGCAATACAGAGCCATCTATAAACATATAGCTACCAGTGATGATCTTGTGTCTATCATAATATAAACTTATGGCTACTTGGCATGATGTATGCATAGGGCTTCATAGGTATCCACTAGCATACTCACACTTCACCTGTCAAACATAAGCCTGACCCAATGGCGGCCTATGGTCACATGGAGCCTTGTGTATAACCTGTGTGTAACTTATGCACAGGCCAGGGATACTGTGGATAACTCATGTATAACCTGTGGATAACTAGAGGGGACGGGGGGGCCGTGGGCAGTCGCAGGATTGTTACTGTACCCTCTGGCATACAAAAAAGAGGTAAATTAGGAAAAAGAGGGGATATACATAAGTATACATAAGTCATTGATTTACATAAGGAAAACACAGGTGCTCCCTTGGTGTTGACACGAGCAGTTAAGGGACACACAGGTTGACACACAAGGGGGCTTGGGTATACTTAAATTAATTTAGTAAATATAGAAAATAATGCTTGACATTTACTTTAATATATGGTATAATATCAAGTATACTAAGTTAGTTAAAGGAAACCATCCGCGCCTTAAGTACCTTAAGTAAACTAAAGTATTTTACTTTTATTAATAATTAAAGAAAATAACTAAACTCTACTTAAGTATCCTTAAGATAACTAAGGGGAATACTTTGAGTAAACCAGATATAGATAAGTCAACCGTTGCCGCAAAGCGGAAAGGTCGGCCACCAAAGAAAGCTGTAGTATCTAAAACAACAGGTAATAGGAAAGGGGTAGGTCGCCCCAAAGGTGATGCTTCAATCATCAACGACTATAAAGCTAGGATGCTTGCGTCCCCTAAATCACGTAAGGTGATGGATGCAATCTTTGATGCGGCTTTAGACAATGATCATAAGAATCAGTCAGCGGCATGGAAGTTAGTAATGGATAGGATGTTGCCTATCAGTTACTTTGAGAAGGAGAAAGGAGGTAGTGGTGGTCGTAGTGCTATCAATATCTCTATTACTGGAGTAGGTGGTGAAACCACTATTATCTCTGGTAATGAACAACAGCAAGACCCATTAGAGGGAGAAGTTATTGATGATTAATAACATTAATGATATGTTAAGATACTTTAACAGGGAAGAGTTTGCCTGTCAGTACACAGGTAAAAATAAGATTGATGATCAATTCCTAATCAAATTAGACCACCTACGTTATGTATGTGGTTTTCCATTTATAATTACTAGCGGCTATAGAGACCCTAGTCATCCCATAGAGGCTAAGAAAAAAGTTGCAGGAACTCACGCACAAGGTATCGCCTGTGACATCAGGGTTGAGAATGGTCAGCAAAGGTATGACATCGTTAAACACGCCACTGCGATGGGGTTCAACGGTATCGGAGTTGCTGACAGCTTTGTCCATGTTGACATCCGCAAGTTGGACGTTGGTGAGTCTCCTGTAATGTGGTGTTATAGTTGACAGACTTAAATGTCTCTCTTCTACCTTGGCAACAGGAAGTATATAACAACGAAACAAGATTTAAAGTTATAGCCGCAGGTAGACGTACAGGTAAGAGTAGACTAGCGGCATGGATGTTAATACTCCGCGCCCTTAGTGATACCAAAGGCCATGTGTTCTACGTTGCCCCTACACAGGGACAGGCTAGGGACATTATGTGGCAGATGCTACTAGAGTTAGGACATAACGTCATAGCCTCTAGCCACGTTAATAACCTACAGATTAAACTCATTAATGGTGCTGTAATTGCCCTAAAGGGTGCGGATAGACCAGAGACAATGAGGGGTGTCAGCCTAAAGTTCCTAGTAATGGATGAGTACGCTGACATGAAGCCAGAGGTTTGGGAGCAGATACTACGTCCTGCTTTGGCTGACCAAAAGGGTGATGCGTTATTCATAGGGACTCCTATGGGACGTAATCACTTCTACGAACTATATACTTATGCCTGTGTGTCGGATGATCCTACATTTACAGGTTTTCATTTTACAAGTTATGATAACCCCTTGTTAGACCCAGAAGAGATTGAAGCGGCAAAGAAGTCAATGTCTTCCTTTTCGTTCAGGCAGGAGTTCATGGCTTCCTTTGAGGCAAATGATAGTGAACTCTTTAAGGAAGAAAACGTCAAGTTTAGTGAGGAAGAACCTTCAGATGGTGAGTATTACATTGCTGTCGATTTGGCAGGTTTTGCTGAAGTTTCTAAGGTCACAACCAAAACCAAAAGGCTTGACCAAACGGCAATTTCTGTGGTTAAGGCAGGTACGGAAGGATGGTGGGTTGCTAATATCATACATGGGCGGTGGGGTGTTGAAGAGACCGCCAGACGTATCTTTGAAGCAGTCAGAGACTACCGACCAGTAGCTGTAGGTATTGAGAAAGGCGCACTTAAGAATGCAGTGTTTCCTTACCTAAACAACGAGATGAAGAAGAACCAAAGGTTTTTCAGGATTGAAGAACTAACTCATGGTAATAAAAAGAAAATAGATCGTATAGTTTGGGCATTACAAGGTCGATTTGAACACGGCAGTATATTACTAAACAAAGGTAAATGGAACAGTCAGTTTCTTGATGAGTTGTTTCAATTCCCCAACCCATTAGTCCATGACGACTTAATAGACTCATTAGCATATATAGATCAGTTAGCAAAAGTATCCTATGCTTATGACTATGAGGACGAGGACTACGAATACTTAGATAAATACGCAGGGTATTAACTATGTTAGAAGATAAAGAAAGTTTCTCTATAGAGCAAGACCTAGAAGGTTGGGTGATGGACAAATGTGATAATTGGAGAGATCATTATGAAGCCAATTATTCCGATAAGTTTGAAGAGTACTATAGGTTATGGAGAGGACAGTGGTCTTCCCAAGACCGAACAAGAGAATCCGAAAGGTCTAAGATTATTTCCCCTGCACTGCAACAGGCAGTTGAGTCCTCCGTAGCGGAACTAGAGGAAGCTACCTTTGGTCGTGGTAAGTGGTTTGATATACGTGATGATATACACGATCAACAAAGTGCTGACATTGCAATGTTACGTACACACCTTGATGAAGACTTTAAAAAGAATAAAGTACGTAAGGGTGTTGCTGAGTGCTTAATCAATGCCGCTGTGTTTGGTACTGGTATTGCAGAGATTGTCCTAGAGGAAGAAAAGGAAATGGCTCCTGCATCTCAGCCAATGATGGGCGGTGAGTTACAGGCAGTAGGTGTTACCATTAAAGATCGTACTTGTGTTAAGCTACGTCCTGTAATGCCACAAAACTTCCTAATAGACCCTGTAGCAACAGACATTGATTCAGCTTTAGGCTGTGCTGTTGACGAGTTTGTCTCTAGCCATCTAGTAGAGCAACTACAGGAAAAGGGTGTTTATCGTGATGAGCCTATCACTCAAGCACAGTCAGACTTTAATTTAGAACCAGATCAAGACCTAACTTCATTCTCTGAGGACAAAGTACGTCTAACTAAGTATTATGGTTTAGTCCCTGCTCATTTACTTAAGAAAGCTGAAAAGTCAGAACTAGAAGATGACGAAGAAGAGATTGAAGATATAGAAGTTTCCCTTATGGATAGTGAGGAGGGAGATGAGGAAGATTCCTATTATGTAGAGGCTATGGTTGTTATTGCTAACAGCGGTGTTCTTCTTAAAGCGGAAAGAAACCCCTACATGATGCAGGATCGTCCTGTTGTTGCATTCCCTTGGGATGTCGTTCCTAGCCGTTTCTGGGGCAGAGGAGTATGTGAGAAAGGGTATAACTCACAAAAGGCTTTAGACACAGAACTACGCGCTAGAATTGATGCTCTATCCCTTACTATACACCCTATGCTTGCAATGGATGCCTCACGTATGCCCAGAGGCTCTAAGCCCAGTATACAGCCTGGAAAAGTTATATTAACTAATGGCGATCCTCGTGAAGTCCTACAGCCATTTAACTTTGGTAATGTCAATCAAATTACCTTTGCACAGGCTCAAGCACTTCAAACTATGGTACAGACAGCCACAGGTGCTATTGATTCAGCAGGTATTGCAGGATCAGTCAATGGTGAGTCAACTGCCGCAGGTGTCTCTATGTCCCTTGGTGCTATTATCAAGCGACATAAGCGTACATTGATAAACTTCCAAGAATCATTCCTTATTCCTTTCGTAACAAAGTCTGCTTGGCGTTATATGCAGTTTGAACCTGAAATGTACCCAGTAGCTGACTATAAGTTCCACACATCTAGTTCTTTAGGTATCATTGCTCGTGAGTACGAAGTTACACAGCTTGTACAGTTACTACAAACAATGTCTCCTGATACACCTATGTATCCTAAACTAGTAACTTCTATTATTGACAACATGAACCTAGCTAATCGTGAAGAACTTATTGCTTTACTTGATCAAGCTAATCAGCCTAACCCTGAAGCACAGCAAGCACAGCAACAAGCACAACAAGCTGAATTGGCTTTCCAAGCGGCACAAACTGCGGCACTCAATGGACAAGCACAAGAGTCTCAGTCTAGGGCGCAGAAGATGGCGATGGAAACTCAGGTTATTCCTCAAGAGTTGGAAATTGACAGAATTAAAGCTGTCACTACTAATATCCATGCAGGAGATCAGGACGATAAAGAGTTTAAGAAGCGTCTTGAAATATCCAAACAACTTTTGAAGGAACGAGAGGTAGCTATTAAAGAGAGGACTAACTAATGGCTAAAGATTCTAGGTTAGAAAGAGCAGGAGTTAGTGGTTATAACAAACCTAAGCGTACTCCTAATCACCCAACTAAATCTCATGTGGTTGTAGCAAAGTCAGGTGATCAAATAAAGACTATTCGTTATGGTCAACAAGGTGTCTCTGGTGCAGGATCAAATCCCAAGACTGCATCGGAAAAAGCAAGACGTAAATCTTTTAAAGCAAGACACGCTAAGAACATTGCTAAAGGTAAGATGTCTGCGGCATATTGGGCAAATAAATCAAAATGGTAATAGGAGGCATTTATGCCACAAGGTAAAGGTACATACGGTAGTAAAGTTGGACGACCACCCGCAAAGAAGAAAGCTACACCAAAAGCAAAACCTGCGGCTAAAAGAGCAAGATCAATGCCTTTAAACGCTAAACAAGCTAAAGCGGCTATACAGACTCTTAGAAATGATGCAGGGGCTAAGACTTACAGAAAAAACAAAGCTAAAGCTAAAGCTAAGAAGAAATAACATGACAGTTAAAAAGTCTACAGTAAATAAAGCAGGTAACTACACTAAACCTACCATGCGGAAGAACTTGTTTAATAAAATAAAAGCAGGAACTAAGGGTGGTAAGTCAGGTCAATGGTCTGCTAGGAAAGCACAGATGTTAGCCAAGGAGTACAAGGCAAAAGGTGGAGGCTACAAATGAAAGGCGTAAACCACTACAAGAAAGACGGCACTGTTCACAAAGGCGGTACACACAAAATGCCTGACGGTTCTTTGCACTCAGGTAAGTCTCACGGTAAAACTAGTGAAAAGTTATTCCACTATGGTGCTTTGACGGATAAAGCTAAAATGAAAGCGAGGAAGTCATGGCGCTAAAGGAATCACAGAAGTCTTTAAAGAAGTGGACTAAACAGAAGTGGCGTACACCTAGTGGTAAGAAGTCCTCAGAGACAGGCGAAGTTTATGCGCCTTCCAAGACTATAAAAAAACTAAAGTCAACTACAGCAGGTAAGAAAAAACTAGCGACTGCTAATAAGAAGAAACGAGAAGCTACTGCCAAGGGTAAGCAACACGCTAAACATGGTCTACATAAAGGTAAAAAGCGATGAAGGGCCAGACCCATGGTGGTAAAGGTAGTTCTCAGAGAAAGACAGACCAAAAGAAGTTTGATCAAAACTTTGATACAATCTTTAATGTAAAAAAAGATAAGAAAAAAGAAAATAAAGCTTGACTTTAAGTTAAAAACATGGTATAATAGATATGTACATTAACTTAAATTACTGT